TATTGTTGCATAAGCTGACCATGATTTACGTATCAGGTTTAATTCTAATACAAGATTAGACCATTGTTTTTGTGTTATGTCTTTACTTATTATAGTTAGTTTTTTTTCTTTCATGACTACAAACTAGGATATTTTGGGATAATTGTCAACCCTGGCCTTTGTAACGTTTAGTGTTTTTTTGACGTTTCTCGTTTTTGTTGAGATTTTTTTTATGTTGACGTGGACCTCTCTTTTTAGGTTTATCACGAGGTGTAAAGAATTTAAAACTCTGTCTAGCCATCTTTCCATTCTTTTACAAAATGTGTACCACCATCATTACGTGATGCCATAATAGGTAGATAAGTTATCTTACCATTTATGTGTTGATGTAAATCTGCACCGCAGTTCATACATCTATAAAGTTCTGATGTAAGTCCAACTAACATTGTTAGCTCACTACATGTTGGGCACTCACCATTAACTACTTCTGCCTGTATTTTTACCATTACTCTAATATTAACTTTTTTATTGATAAAGATCCATCAATATTTGACTCTAATTCTGCCATAGATTTTATGCACTGGTACTTAACATGTCCATCAGGTTTTGTTCCACGTTTTGCAACCCTTTTACCTTTTAAACACTCAGACATTGAGGGTTGTATACGCGCTTCCTTGATCTCTCCTTGTACAATCATAAGTAAAGCTACCACTAACTCTGTCATACTGTTTTACCTTTGTTTTCACCTTGCTTGATAACATATTTTTGTGTACCATGCTTGCCAGTTTCTACTTCTTTTTTTAAATCTTTTGCTAAACTCGCAGCTTTATTCTCTTTGTTTATTTGTGCGATGTGATCTAACACTTTTCTGTTAATGCGCCCCGTTGCCATTTGCTCTTACCTTATCTTTTAAATCTTCAATATCTTTTAATGCTTTTTCTAATTGATCTCTTAAAAATTCTATATTAACTTTGTTAGTCATATTCATCTCTTGAGTCTCTTCCATCTTCTCTACAGACTTATATAAATCTTCCAATAAAAAATGTTGCTCCTGATCCACAGGGACCTGTTCACTTTTTTTAAGCAAATCATTTGTAAACAACTCCCGAGAAGTCTCTAACGATACCAGCCTCGAGGTCAGCTCTGTGTATCCGAGCACGCCCATTCCAACCAGTACGAGCAACGAAGCTACCGTTTTCATTGGCATCTGCACAGCTGCAGATTCTGATATTTTTAATGGTTTACTCATTTATTTTAGGTTTTGGTTTTGGAAGTATATAGTCTTTTTTATCTAGTTTCAATGGTGTGTGATGAGCCGGACGAACGAAAATAGCCAATAAACATAACAATATTATTAGTATCGCTGTAAATCTGTAGTCCATAATGAGTCTCCATATTATTTTTTCTTTTCCTCAATTTCGTAAAAAAAATTATCCGTATCTTCTGTTTTCCATGCTCCGGTATCCTCTACATTCCATTCTGAAGTTTGCACTTTCCAGTCAGGAGTTTTATCCTTCACAGTAAACGAAGGTAGGTCCCATATACATCTGTTGTTAGGTTGTGCTGCATAGTTGCCATTGTTTAACGCAATTATGTGTGCGCATTTATGTTCGTGCGGTATCTCTGAATGATCAGAATTTAGTATATTAGCATCTGGGTGTCCCCAGTCAACGGTAAATAAATACTTACCATGATGCCACTTTTTATCTTTACCAATGTATTTTCCTGAAACGGATGCTAAAAGATCCCAAGAAGTAACAGCAGGGTAATAAGAAAAACTATTCCACAATTCCAATTCATCAAGTCTCTGGGATGGAACAGCTTCCGGTTGAAAACCACGTTGAATAAAAGCTGATATGGGGAGACGATAAAAGACAGCACCGTTCTCCATGATGGCATGGAAGAGAATAGCCCTTCCGGTAAGTGATGTGATACCGAAGATAATACAGTCTTCAACTTCGCCTTTATGTTTTTTAAGGTCATATAAATACTCCTTTTTTATTTGCGCGTATTGTACAGGAATATTAGCATTTAAGTAAGCCATAATTTATCATTTTATTGAGCCCCAATTAAGTCCCTGTTTATAGTTAACTTTGTTAGGAACTTTTAATTGGATAGCTTTTTCCATTGTTTGTTTTACTATATCTCCCTCTTTATCATTTTTTACAGATAGACACAACTCATCATGAATTTGTATCTGCGGTAAAATACCTTGTGCATACAAGTCAACCATAGCTTTTTTAGTCATGTCTGCAGCACTACCTTGGATTAATCTGTTTAAAGCTTTGTAAGTAAATGCGGGTTTGTAATTCATTTCAAAGTGTTTCATATAATCTTTAGGTATTTTCTTGTCTTCATACATATCGTTTACTGAAGCCTTGTAAGCAGTCTCCGCTTCTTCTCTAGTTAAAATTGGTACAGGAGTGTATCTATTTAGTTTTCTATCCCATTGTCTATTTTGAGTTTCCCATTTATTAAATCTACAAAACCTATCATGCAACGTAAATAATAATTTATTGGCTTCTGCAAATTGAATTAGATCTTGTGATAGTCTTCTAACAAAGGGTGCATTCTCGTGATAAGTATTAAACAATACTTCAGCATCTGCTCTACTTAAATTTAATTCATTAGCTAATTTTATTTTACCCATACCATAGAAGAGTCCTAGGTTAATTGTTTTGGCCATGGTCCGTGATATCTGGGCCATGTCTGCTACAGCTTGGTGAAAGTCTACATCATCTTTGTCATCGTGATATGCTTCTTCTATCTTTTCTAAACTCTCTATTAGATTCAAAGGTAAAGGTTCATCATCAGGATTTGGTTCTCTTTCTAAATATATTTTTAATGCATAGTGCACTACGATTCTTGGTTCTTGTTGTGAGTAATCAAACGATCCCCAATGACACCCTTCATCAGGTATAAATAATTCTCTCATCTTCTTACCAATAAAACCTTTTGATGGTATCTGTTGTAAGTTAGGGTTAGACATTGAAAATCTTCCAGTCACTGTACCACCTTGATCGGATCGTATTTGATTTATGTCTGCATGTATTCTACCTTCATGAACAAAGTCTAATAAACCTGTAATAAAAGTATTTTCTGTTTTGTCAAAGTTTCTTGCTTTAACTATTAGACGTAAGAAACGATTTTCATGAGTTGTTAGATAATCTTTAGGTAGTTGTGGTAGTCCAGACTTTGGAGTTGTTTTGTAATTAGTAATTTTTTGTTGATCTAATAAATTTTTAATAGAAGATGCAGCCCAAATTTCTATCTTAACTCCTGTTTTTCTTTCAATAAAATCAATTATGTTTTGTTTTGTCTTACGTAAACGTTTACCAAATGCCTTAGCTTTTTGGACATCTATCTTAACTCCCTTAAACTTCATGTCAACCAGGCAAGGAAACAATTTAGTTTCTAATTCAAATATTTTTCTACATGTTTTAATTTCATTTGTTTTAGGATCTGTGTATAATGTTTCGTCTAATTTTTTTTCAAATATATTCCACAACTTTAATGTTAAGTTAACGTCTTGTTCTGCATAATCTTTTACTAAGTAGTATGGTAACTTATGCATGTTTGTCATTGGATCTTTTATAGTTCCTTTAGACCACTCTAAAACTTTTGCAGCCATGTCATATTTATATTTAGATTCTTTTAAATAATCTTTACTGATAGCATCTAAAGAATATTTCATTCTAGTTTCATCGATAACCGATGCTGCAATCATTGTGTCTAGTAAGGGTCCTTCTAACATCTCTCCAGTCGATGCTCTGATCCAACAAACATCATACATTGCATTATGAAATACCTTACGTATGTCCTTGTTTTTAAACACTTTTTTGTTCAGATAGTCCCAAGTTTCTTTAGTATCTAAGTTGTCTGTCATGTGATGTGCAATAGGAAAATACAAAGTTTGTTTCTTAGTAGCAATTGCTATGCCAGTTACAAAACCTTCTTTAGCTACCCTACCTCCGTTAGATCTAATCGCACCTACACCTTTAGTTTTTAAATTAGGATCGTATGTTTCTAAATCGATTGCAACAGTATCTATGTCTGTTAAATCTAAATCACTTAGTTGTGGAACTGTACACATTATTTGTAATCCCTTTCTATTATCATTTCTATAAAATGAATTGCTTTTTCTAAGTCTTGTTTCTTTCCTTTGTCTGCATGTCTTATAATATATTTTATAGCACAACCTTCAGGATATAAAAGTTTATTTTCTATTACAAACTTGCTGGGTTGAATTTTATATTTTTGGTAGTGGGATCCTCCAATTTGTTTATCATATGGTTTACTCATACTGATCTGACTCCTAGTGTTCTTTTGGTTGTTGATTTGAGTTCCCAGTAATCGAAAACTCCTCGGCTGTATGCTGTATATTCTAATCTTAATTGTGTATGAAAATTTTCTGGAGCTCTTTTCATACTCATAGTATGGTCTACAATGACATTATCAAAAGTTAAACCTTTTACTTGATGTATGTTTCCATAAAAAATCTGATTAGGTTTTTCATTATTAAATCCATTTGCTATTACTCTTTTTATATACTGTAATTTTTCTGCTCCTCCTGTAACACGATGAGGCACACGAATTAAATCAAAGTCTGTATATTGTTTACAATCTGGTTTTAATAATTTTAAATCAATTAATTCATCTATTGTGTATTCTTTGTCTATCCAGTCCTTAAAATCATATTTACCTTTACCTTTAGGTATAACTTTACTACCCATGTAATTCCAAAATGATTTAATTTGTTTGAGATACATTGGTTTACCTTTTACAAAATCTGGCCACACATAATGACAATTTATTTCTTTTTTAGATGCGTGAGGTGAGCCATCAACCATCGCATATTCTAATCCTTGTTTAGATAAAAATTTAGTTACACGAGTATCACTTGGCGTACCTCTGTAAGTAAATAAAAATGTTTGATTTGAATTCTTAATTTTATTTAATAAAATATCTAAATGAGTAGAGCCTCTTTCTAAATAAGGTAGCCTGTATGCCTCACCTTTAATAGTTTCTCCAACGTGACCTAAGCCATGTTCTTCTCTATACTTAGCAGGAGTCCAAATTCTGTGAGAACCCCACTTATCCCACACCGGCATTATAACTGTTTTACATTTTGTGTTAATTGCTTCACTACATCTTAATCCATCTGCTAATTCGTGATAAGGATTAGAAGCTAGTTTATGAAAGTAATCTGGATTAGATCCTGCGTATTCAAATAAAGTTTGATCTGCATCACCAATTAAATAAAAGTGTCCGTCTTTTACATTAGTTGCCATTTTCTCAATAGCTGCAGTTTGTGGAACGTTGCTGTCTTGACACTCATCAATTATTACTGCATCAACATCAGGTGCTTTAACATCTTGATCTATAAATCTTTCTATCATATCTGTAAAATCTTCTTTGTTATGAAGTTTTTTATATTTTTCATATTTATCATATAATTCTTTCATAATTTCAACATTGTAAGGTTTATATTCATTTCGTTCAGGTAGTTCCAGGTTTCTCCAGTATTCATCATAAGTCATACCTCTTCCTTTAGCGTCAGATCTAAATTTGTAAAGATTGTGTTTGTCAATATCAATATTACGATCTAATCCAAACCGTCTGTCTTCAATAATTAAATTTTTATGGTCTTCTAATTTTGTTTTTGTAGGTTTACCTTTTAGTGAAGGTCTGTTTGCACAATAGTGATGTATAGTGCCAATAGTTTTTCTTAATTCTTTTTTAGTAATTCCTTGTAATTGTGGAAATTTATAAAGTCCTTCTTCTGTTTTTAAATCTTTTAATTTAAATAAAGCTTCTAATATTTGTTCGGCAGCTACGTTTGTATGAGATAAAATAAGTATTTTTTTGTAACTATACTTAGATAATAATTTCCCATACAATCCAGTTATATAAACGTGAGTCTTACCTGTGCCTGGAGGACCAGCAATAAATCTAGGCTCTATCTTTTTCAAAGTCATCTATCAAACCTCCCTCTCCTTCTTCAAGGTATTCCCCTTCTATTACTATATCTTCAGCTATAAGATCAGGACTTTCAATTTTCCAAGACACACATGATTTTCCTAAATATTTGCCTCTATGTTTTTTAGCGTTAAGTATAGTTTGCATTTTCAATACAAGGTCTACACGTTCCATATTTATTTTTTGACT